ATGATTTTATCAGAATTTGATGTTGATGATACATCTTGAGAGTAATCTTTATTAATAAAAAATTCGATATTTCCTGCTTCAATTTCACTCTTATATTTGCTAACAATAAAAGAGTTCCAAATTTTAACAATCATTTTAGGGTTTAATTTTCTTATGGTTGTTAGCGAATTTTTTGTTGCTAAAATATCAGCATCATCTGGAAAAACACAATGAACATCATTAACAAATTCGATAAAATGATCATTAAAAGCAGTTAGTATATTATTTGCCATTTAATTATTTATTTATTTTCTTTTTAAATTAATATCAAAATATATAATTAAACATTTCTAAAAACTCATTGGTGGCTTATTTCCTGTTAATTTTTTAATATCGGAATCTCTCTCTTCTTTCATTCTTTTCATTCTATTTTCCATTTCTTGATTCGCAGAATCGTCACTTTTTTTTGTTGTTCCTCTAATTGTTGTATTTTGCTCTTCATTGTTTCCTTGTTGAGAAATCTGACCACTAAATGCAGTATTTAAATCAACATAATTGTGCATTTGTCTCATGCCCCCATTACCCTTTGCTTCCAAGTCTTCTGGTGCTTGATCTAAAAAACTATATTGATCTGAAACAATATCACCTCCTCCAAGAGAGAACGCCATAGGTTCCATGTTATTTTGTGTTGCTTGCTTAACTTCTACTTCTTGTCTTGGTTTTAAATGTTGTATAATCTGATCGCCGTAAAGCACATTATACCCTTGAGTTAGTAATAACAATGCTGGCACTCTAGTTACATTCTCTGGTAAAATAATTTTTTGTCCATTGTCTAAAACAATATAAGTTTTGTTGTTAGAATCCTTAATTCTTTTATCAATACAAATAAAATGAACATCTTTTTGAACATTTGACTTTGATAAAAGCTGTAAGTATTTTTTAGAAACTTCACAATATTTGCTATAATATAAAATACTACTCATCTTAATCTATACTAAGTTTATTCAAAATAATATTTAACTCATTTAAAAAAAAAATGATTTAAATTTACAATTTAAATATAAATATATATTAGATATAATGAACCCGCACCTTGAGACTTTAAAAACTAATGATTCCTCGCTTGGCTTCACCTTAAGTGGTGTAAATGTTAGCTTGGCCAATGCTATTAGAAGAACTATTTTATCAGATATTGAATTAGTTGTATTTAGAACAACGCCTAATGAGCGTAATAAGTGTAATATTATTTCTAATACTAGTCGTTTAAATAATGAAATCATTAAACAACGCTTAAGTTGTATTCCAATTCATATTAAGGACATAAGCGACTTTCCTTTAAAAAATTATATTATGGAAGTAAATGTAGAAAATACTACTGATACAATTATGTTTGTTACTAGTGAACATTTTGTTATAAAGGATCTTATTACTGGAAAGCCTTTACCACAAGATAAAATTAGAGAAATTTTCCCAGCTGATGATTATACTGGATATTTTATTGACTTTGTTAGATTGCGACCTAGAATCTCTGATGAAATACCTGGCGAAAAACTTCATTTAACTTGTGAATTTGATATTGGAAGCGCTAAGGAAGATGGAATGTTTAATGCTGTTTCTACATGCTCATATGGATTTACTATTGATTCAGCAGCTCAAGAAGCAGAGCTTGCTAGAAAGATTCAAACATGGAAAGATGAAGGTAAGAATGAAAAAGAAATTCAATTTGAATCGGATAATTGGAAGTTGCTAGATGGAAAACGCATTTATAAGAAAGATAGTTATGATTTTGTCGTTCAGTCAATTGGAGTTCATACAGATAATGAAATTGTTAATATTGCTTGTAATATTCTATTAGAAAAATTAACTAGCATTGACTCTTTAGTTGACAAGGATGAACTAGAAATTAAGGTTGCTGAAAATACTATGGCAAATTGTTTTGATGTTATTCTTGAAAATGAAGATTATACAATTGGAAAAATGCTAGAATATTTCCTCTATAGTCAATTTTATGAAAAGAATATTCTTACTTTCTGTGGTTTTAAAAAGATGCACCCTCATGATAGTTATAGTATTATCAGATTATCGTATACTGAGCCTGTTGAAAAGTCAACAATTAAAGGTCATTTAAAGGAGTGTATTCAACTTTCAAAGGAAGTTTACAGTAAATTGAAAAAGGATTTCACTAAATTTATAAAGGAATAATTAAATAACAGCATAAATAATTTATACGACATAAAATATAAATAATATAAATTTTTTTAATTATATTATTTATTTGATAATTTTATTTTTTTAAAGATTGCTTTCAGCTACAATAGTATCAACATTTCTTGTTCTCATTTGAAAGTTTAAACAATACATCAATAGAGATGGATGTAGTTCATTTACATACTTTTGTACAACAGTATTTGTAACAAAATGCTTTTTCTCTCGAAGTTCATTAATAAATATCTGATGAATATTAAACATATGTGTTCTATATTGCTCAGAAAATTCCTTTAGAGGCTTTTCCTTTTTAATATAGCATGAAACGTAATTAGAAAACAATGTATCAGTAAACAAATGAACTTGATCTCTAAATCCTGAAAACTCTTTTTTACTTTCAGGATAAAATTTTAAGAACTCACCAACCTTACCTTCCTTTCTTAAAGAAAGATATTGATATTGAAGCTTAGGTTGATTACCTCTTAAATTTCTTACTTGCTCATAAACAGGATTTCTAATTTTGCTTCTTTCTCCAGTTAGTTTGTTGTGAAGAACAACACCTACACAATCATAACGAGTATTCATAGAAGCACAATTTTCAATTAAACCAGAATACGTGTGAAATGAATAATAGTATGGAAACTTTACTGATGTAGTGGTAAAAAACTCTTTGAATTGTTGAGAATCATGAGCATCTACAGTAATACCATTATTATCATTATTAATTGAATAAACAGCAACAAGATACAACTGTGGTTTCTTAAAAGGTACAACAATTCTATTTTCAGGATGTTGAACAACAAAACTATAAGAATATTTCTTATCTAAAATAGAAAAATCCATTTTATTTTCACTGGCAGCCTCTAAAAACATGTCTCTAAATGTTTTAGATTGCTTACTTTTATAAAAACTAGATGTAGCACCTACAGTATTACGTGTAGCGATTTCCCATCCTCCTTCTAAACCAATAGAATCATCCCAAAAAACATTAACCATTGTTCCTTCAACAAATTCTTCAAAAACTACTCCAGGTGTATTCTCATTATATTTTTGAATGAATTGTTCACTTGAAATAGATTTAGGAGGAGCGAATCCAACAACCTTATTTTTGCTATTAATAATTACAGAACGACACAACCCATAAGTAGGTATTAAATCAATACTTAAAAAATTTTTATCATATCTTACAACTTTGTAAGTAGAGTTGTTAGATGTTCGTGATTCAATTTTGTTCAATTTTAGAATTTCTAAATTATTTACATCACAATTTACGATTTCATTAAAGCCTTTAATATCTGAAAGTATATATCTAGTAGAAGTCATTGTTAATAATTATAATATTATAATTTGTCTTTAAACTATAATTATATATTGATTTTTACTTAAGCATAAAAATTTCTATTATAAATATAGAAACAATGTCTGAAAATAATAGTGACCCAGAAGAAAAACCACTACCAAAACCAAAATCAGATGATACTATATTAGAGTTACAATTAGGAGATGTTATACAAATTAGTAACCCATTAAATGATAATTTAAACGACCAAACTTTTATTATTGATTACATTGATAAGTCCAAGTCTTATTTAATAAATACAGATACATTAGAAAGACTAAGACTTTCTATAGATGAAGATGGTACAATTGGCGATGGCAACATAACAAGAATAGCTATATTAAGCAGAAGTGATACTCCTAGTTATGCTAGACAAAATGAATTGCTTCCTGGAAAATGGATAAATATTTATTTTGAAGGTGATTTTCCTGTTATTATTACTGGAAAAATAACCAATTTAGAAAATGATATGATTGAAATTAAAACCGTTGATGATGATGTAATATATATTAACTTTGATTATAAGGGTCTCCCTGAAAATTTACCAATCCAAATGATTGAAATTAGAGAGAAACCGTCTGAGTCTTTGGTTCAGGCGGAAAAGGAACAAGAGGAAGAAGAACCTTTAGAGGAACCTTTAGAAATACCTCAATTAGAAGTTGAAAAGAAGTTTGTTGAACCAGAAAAAATTCAACTTACTATTCCAGTTAAGGATATTAAAAACCAAATAAGAGAATTTATTGTAAAAGCAGACCAAGTACAATTTGGCGACGAAGAATTTGGTCCCATTCGTGAATTTGTCGATGTAGCATCCAAAAGTCAACGTTACAGTATTGAAACACAAACTAGCGATTTATTAGATGAACTTCTCTCTACAATTCCAAACGCACAAAGAACTCCAAGAGTATTAAACAATATTCACACCATGATTGAAAGATTTAAACAACTTCGTGAACATTTCTCATATTACGACAATTATGGCAATGTTGAAGGATTCTTAATAAAGGAAGCTTCTAATAAACCATTGATTAGAAATTATTTTCATGATTTAAATGTCAATTTATATTGGATTTTGCCTGTTGTTAAAAATTTTAAATATATTTATGACGCAGAAAATCATGATGAGGAAAACAATGACGTTATTAATCTTAACTTAGACAAAACTCTCGTTGATCTTAAGGAAATAATTGATAACTATAAGTCAAATAATATACCTTCTGATCAAAACAAATATGCTGAGTTATATCGCGAGATTGACAGAGCATATACAGTTCCTTTTAAAGAACTACAGGATGAAGATTTGAATGGAGTAATATATGAATTGAAGTCTGTTAATAATATTAACACTGTGATTAATAACTTAGAAGATTTATATTCTTCAGTTTATAGCAATAATGCTGTTAGAAGTAGAAGGTTTATTATACAAAAATATAATACAGGATTATCTAAATTGGATACAGTTGATTCAACTGGTAGTCGTATGGTAACAGTTCGAACAAATATGACGCCTGATGATTATATGAGCATCAAATCAGTTATATTTTTACCCGAACCTATAATTAGATTTTCAAAAATTAATTTACCAGGGACAAGCATATTAGATAAGGTAAATTTAAATAACGCTTTTTTGAATTATTGGGAATTTCTCAGAAAAAATACCA